TCTTTAATAGAATAACTAATAAAATGGATAGGTCCTTTACACGTATATAATTCATTTTTAATTTTATTAGCTTTAACACCCTTATATGACATAAATAGATAATTAAAACCATTTCTAAGGGCTTCTTCTCTTGTTTTAATTATTTTTTCTATATCTTTTTCTTCTGTCCATGGACTTTTGACTTCAACTATTGTTTTTATACTTTTTATATAAAAATCACAATAGTACCTATGTGCTATACCTTCATTATCAAACCAGTTTATTTTCGGAACTTCCGTTTGATTTTGAACAATATCATCTTCACCAAATTTTATAATTAATTCAATAAAACATTTTTCTTCGCCCAAACTCTGAAGTTTATACTCTTTACCACTTGGAGAAATGTATGTTCTATATTTAAAAATTGTATTGCAATGTTTTCGAAAAAAATCGGGGTTTTTCATCTGATGGTCATATCCAAAATTTTTAATAATCGTTTCTTTTCTTTTCTTTTGAACTTCCGGAGAACTTAAAGCGTTTCTGAAACCTAATCTTTTTAAATTTGTATCCTCTACCTTTTCTCGAATTTCTTTAGATTTTAACGGATTATCAACTCCGTATCTTTCATTCAACGTTTGTTTAGCCTTATCTTGAATTTCTTTAGATTTTAACGGATTATCAACTCCGTATCTTTCTATGGACGTTTGTTTAACCTTATCTTGAATTTCTTTAGATTTTAACGGATTATCAACTCCGTATCTTTCTATGGACGTTTGTTTAATCTTATCTTGAATTTCTTTAGATTTTAACGGATTATCAACTCCGTATCTTTCTATGGACGTTTGTTTTTTCTTATCATTTATACACTTTTCACACCCAGTTTTACCTCTCAAATGTTCTTTAAATGTTTGAGTAAAAAATGTATCGTGTACTTTACATTTTATAGTAACAGAGTTTATCTGTCCATTATATTCTGTTATATTTGAATAATCATATATATCACCGTGTATTTTTTTAGATCTTTCTTTAAATTCATCTAGTGTTAATCTTTTTGAAAAACCTAAAATATCGCGAGCGCAACCTGGACACCCGGCCCCATGTAAATGACTATCCGGGGTTTGTGGAAATTCTCTATGTGTAGAACATATTATTGTAACATATTCTTTAGCTTTTGTATAATTAACCAATGAATAATCGTATCTATTACCGTGTTTCTGTTTAGCTCTACGTATAAAATCTTCAGTGGTTACTTTTTTTGTCATTACCACATAACTTAAAATAGTCCTATTTTTCTAAATACAATTATTATTTACAAATCAAATTCCTTTTTAGTCCCACTATCATACACATTCACGAACCCTGAATCTATCGTTTTTAAACACTTAAGTTGTAACATATCGTTATTAAAATCAAATATTAAAAATGGTCAAAACTCGAAACCAATTACGTAAATCTAAATACAAGCGAACGGCTAAACTCGGTCGCGATGTATATACACCGGATAAAGGTGGGTACACAGTTATTAGGAATACACCTGGAACTGGTAATGTTAAACACCCATTATATATAACTGGTGATAAGAAAAGACAACTTAAAAAGAAGTTGGCAAAAAAACAAAAGTGTTCACGATACGAATGTAATCGATGGTTTGAAGTTGCTGCACACGTAACATGTGAAAACGATAAACGTCATTACATTGTACCGTTATGTAGACGATGTAATAACCCTAAACGGTACAAACCGTTTTGGACGTCTCCATATATAGAAATGGTCCGTATTGAGAAAGTATATACTCAATGTGTATCAAAACCTATTTTAAATAATGATATTTTAATTTAATACTATAAATCACGTATCTTTTTAAGTTCATCACACATCTTCAAATAATCACCTTCAGGTAAATTTTCCGAGTTTTTATCTATAAGTTCCATAACAATTCTTGAAACATTTCGTAATGTTACATCTCTATCATACCTAGGTTCTGGTAATAACGGTGGTCGACATAACCAATCCGTTCCCGTAATCGCCCCGTCGTAATTGTATATTTCGCGAATGTGGGTTAAGAAATCCCGTAATCGCGTATAATACGTCGTAGGTGACCAAACGGAGTCGTGTCTAAAAATATAATCTTTAATGACGAGTACGTTTTGAGTATCACTCCACAATCCCTTATTATAATTAAACATTGATATTGGTCGGATACTACCATCCTCGGGTGTCGGTAACGTATCGTTACGATTAAGGTACGATGCATTATAATTGAACGAAAATATAGGGGACGCGTACGCTTCTATACTTTGAACAGGACCCCGCCCACGATCGTTTTCGTATATTACCTTAATGAGTATCTGTTGAATACCTTCACATGGGTTAGGTATAGTCGACCGTATACTACTATTGACGAAAGGTGTTGACGGCATTTATATATACTTACATTTATTCCTTATCCGGTTTTATAAGAATTTCGGGTGCATCATCAACTATATCAATAACGTACCTACTTTGATTATCGGTAGGGGATACTGTTACGATTCGACACTTATCAGTACTGATCATAGTTTGGTCAGAAACTTTAGTTACTGGTATTGTAATGGGTCGACACAAGAGCATCCACATTTTATATAGGTAAATATTTAAAATCTTTGTCACTTTTTGTGATTACCAAGAAAAAAAACTTTTAATATATACAAAGTATCTCCTTGAGAAGGATGTTCGATTTCAAATATAATTTTTCTTTTTACTAATCACTTTTATTGACAAAGATTTTATTTTATACTCTGTCTTTCCTATTTAAAAATAATGGTATAATAATATATATATAAAAATGGGTGAAGATGTAAAAAAGTATATACAGGAAGGTATACACTTTTCAAACGAATTCATGGATATGATTGAAGATATTTCTAGAAAATATCAAGAACATATTTCCGTATCAATGGAAATTGGACATTTCGATAAAATGGGTAAAATTATTATGAAATTATCTGAAGCTCTCATAGTATATAATCAACAATATAGTGGACTTATAAGAGATTATAGAGAGGAACGTGTATTGGAAAATGAAAAAAAAGGGTTAGAAACAATAACCGAAGAATAGTTAAATGATACAACAATATGCACAACATGTATATAAAGTACTTGGTCCCGGTTATAGTGAGCGTGTGTATCACAATGCAATGGAAGTTGTCTTACGGAAAAATGGGGTACACTACGAAACGGAGAGAATAGTTCCTATTGTGTTTGAAGGACACACAATAGGGAATCTTCGCGCCGATTTAATTTTAAATAACAAAACCGTGGTTGAACTGAAATCAGTTAAAACCATGAACGATGTCATGGTCACACAAGCACAAAACTATCTACGCTTGACGGGGTTCACGGAAGGGTACCTTATTAATTTCCCTACATCACTTAACAGTGATTTAGAGGTTAGGTACGTGACTTTGGATTAACGAATATTAATACCAGCTTCCATGCATTTAGCTATAACAGGTTCCTCTAATTCAGGTCCACTTTTACCACCAAATGCATTTGAAAAATAAATACCATCTTTTACAAATTCCTTTTTAGATTCATCCCAATAATATATAGGCCTTCTTTCACCTTTATTTTCATTACTAAGTTCACTGAGTTCGCTACAAAACCCCGTTACATCTTCACCTTCGGGTGCTTTTTGAACCTTTTTAAATAATGCAATTGATGAATCTGTTACAGACTTATCACATATTTTTTCTGGTGCTACACTTCTCCCTATATCATATACCCTTTCTAATATAGTTTTTTCATTTTCTGATAATGATTGAACGGCAGATTCCGCAGCACTCGTTCCTTTAGTTTCTTCCATATATTTATACAAATTCTCGCAATCTATTGGTTTAGCATCACCAGTTATAATGAGTTGTATTATTTTTTTCAACTTTTTAGCTATAAATGGAGACGTATCCGGTATAAAACCACCACGGAACGTTCCAGCTCCTGCTGCTGAACTTGAACAACATATTAAGACTATACCAAGTAATGCAGCTGACATTTATAGTAACCAACTATTTTTTTTCATCCTCCATCTGATTCATCATGTACATAACAGGTATCATTTGGTAGATCTTTTTCCATTCACTTTTGGATTCTTCGTAATACTTTTTAGGGTCTTTAAGCCCTTCTTTTATAATTTCATTTATCTTTTCTGTGTAGAACCTGATTTCTTCTAAACAGAAATTGTAATATGGATCGTTGTTCATTACGTATATTAAAGCTTTTATCTTTTAAGCTTGTCGTTAATGTTTTCGAAAACTTCGGGTGTGTTTCGCTTTTTGTTCGCAAAGTTTTTGAGCATGTTGCTTAAGCTGTTGTATACAACACCTCTTCTCAAAGGGTTCATTCTCGCCTTCGATTTAGATTTAGATTTAGATTTTGGTTTTGGGGAGTTTGGGAACTTATTATCCGTTTCCTTTTGCAATTTTTTAGATTTATTGTTACGTACTGGGAAGGCCATTTTAGTATATATGTAGATTTTAAATCGTTGGTATATATTCCCAATGAAGGACTTCACATATCTTTTTCCATATGACGTCCTGTTGGTATAACTTTTCCTTTGATTTCAAAAGTGGAAAATATTTCAGGTACTTATCTTCACTCAAAAGTTCACAAAATTTATAGAGTACATACGAATAACTCAAAAAGTTTTTTCTTTCTGGTGGACAGTTATCATCGAACGGTTTTTGAAT